CCTCCTTGGAAGATATTGTCGTTGAAAACATCAACATGCAAAAATGGGTCAACATCATCACGACCGTAAACAATCGCTCCATTGATGTCTATATTAATGGTAAATTAGTCAAGACGAAAACCTTCAACAATGTGATTGACACAGAGGCCTTTAATCATGGTGGTATTAGCATCACTCCCAACGGTGGCTTTGGTGGATTTGTCTCTAAAATACAATATTACCCGTACTACATTACCCCCGAAAAGGCGTGGAGTATTTACAAAGGAGGATTTGGGGATGCCTTTGAAAGTACTCTAAATAAATACAACATGTCCATGTCCTTTTATCGTGATTCGGTCGAACAAAATAAGTTTTATTTGTTTTAATCTAGATTATTTATATCTGATATATATAAATAATTCATGAATAATAATAGTGGTAGTATTACATCCAAAATAAGCGATCTTCAAGAAAAAGCGTCCAGTGCTATGAACACGATAACGGAACAAGGTCAAAAATTAACAAATAGTGTATCAGGAGAATATCAAAAAGCTAAATCGTCGTTGAGTCAATCCAATAGTGTGCGGGCGATTTCAAATGGTGTTTCAAGAGCCTCGGCGATTACCGAAGATTTTGCGGAAAAAAATTCAACCATTGCAAAAGTGGTATTTGTCATTTTTGTATTTATCATGTTTGGATTGTTATTTCGTCTGGGGGTCTATATTATGTCTCTGTTCTTTGTTCCAAAACGCAATCCAGTTGTCGTGGATGGTATGCGATCCACGCTGACAAGAAAAGAATATCAAGTGAATCCAAACGTCGCGGAACCCAAACCCATTTTGCGATCCATCAATGAAGAACAAGGCATGGAATTTTCGTGGAGCTCTTGGGTTTGGATCAATAGTACGGAATACGCAAACAGCGAGCCTCGTCTGTTGTTTACCAAAGGACAGTCTAGTTTGTCGTCCAATTTTGACAGCAATACTGGATTTCAAAAAGAGTTCATGATGAATTCTCCAGGTTTGTACATGTATGACGGGTCGACGAGCAAAACAAACGCGCTTTCGGTGGTGGTGTCTTTTTTCGATGAAAATCAATCAAGTTCAACAACGAGTGATCTCAAGCCATATGAAATTATTTCTATTACAAATATCCCCATGCAAAAATGGGTGAATGTCATCATTCGGGTTCAAGGACGTATTTTAGACGTCTATATTAATGGTACGCTGACAAAACGAGAAGAGTTTACTCGTGTCATCAAACAAAATTATGGCAATGTACAAGTTGGATCGGCAACTTATGGAGCAGATGCATACATTTCATCATTAAAATACTTCGACCACGCTGTGGGAGCAAATACGATTCAAGATATTATGTATAGCGGACCAAATCTCAAAATGGAAGGAGATGAAATGACCCATACAAAACCTCCGTATTTGGCTATGCGGTGGTATTTGGATGATGACAATTAGGAAAAGAAGCTCGTAATCATCGTATTGTTGTTTGCCCTATTTTTATTGATAATCAAATACTTTTCAAACAAGATCGATTCCACTTCCTTGTCTTTCCATTGTTGCGCCTTTTTTTGATACTTGTCAAAATCGTCGGTTTCGTCTCGTAAGCGCGCGAGTTTGCGCTGAAACATCTTCTTGCGCTTCTGAAACTGGGGCATGTCAAACAACACCAGCGAATAGATCTGCAACACCGGTTTCATAATCTGATTTGTGATATAAAAGCCATAGTCAATCTTCAACTTCTTCTCCTTGATGTAGTCGGGATGCTCGATTTTATTGCCCTGTAAATCCTTCTTTTTAGAGGTCAATATGTACACATACGGAATGCGGTCTCCAGGTCCAGGCTTGTTCCCGGGGTCGCGCTGCCCCATGCGATCCGACAGCACCTTGTGCGCGATTTGCTTCGGGTTCTTGTAAAACGACCGCAATGATTTGCTGATGATGAGCTTGTGAATCGGTACCTTTTGCTTCACAATGTCGTCTAACATTTGGTCTAGAAATGCAATGGACTTGTTGATGTCTTTTTGTTTCATCAAAATGTCGATGATGCCCCCATACACGTCCTTCACAATGGGGGCGTTGTCCCGCCGCTTCAGCACAATACCCATGCTTTTACGCTTGCCTTTGTTGGGGTCTTCTTCGTACAGCATCCCCACATATCGCTTCTTTGACAAGAGGCAAAAGGGCATGAACGTCTTTTCGTATTCCAAATCATGGGGTTTCTTGAGAAACTTCGTGGCGAGCTCCCCCGCTTCCTTCGCCAGCTCAATGGTGACTTCGAGCGCCTTTTGCCCGCGCATGGGCTCGCCGTGTTCATCTTTGAGGTTGAAGGTGAAGAATACAGAATCCGTATTATGAACAATCATATTGCCAATTCCCGCGGCAAAGTGGTGATTTTCTGTGGTTAAATCGTATACATAATTGTCATAGTCGGGTAATTCGACAATCTTCTTGATGGTACGTGTGTTTTTTCTTGGTGTATTTTTAGAATAATTTAATCTATAAATGTTCGGTTTATCGGAACGAGTGTTGATCGAAACGTTGTATCCCAAGGATTGAATCAATTGAAACAGATGACTGCAACTGATTTGACTTTTTTGATCAATCTCACCACATCCATCCAGAAATGCCTCTTTGACTGAATGACTTGCTTGTAAAATATCTTGGGGGATGGTTTCAATAGAACTTTCTGCAAACCTTTCCCCGAGCTTGAACGCTTCATCACAAGAAATAACATCTTCATCTGGACTCGCGCTCTCTAGCTCCAACGCATGATGCATCAATTCCGTTCCAACTTCACAATCGTTTGGAGAAATTTCCTCCCCACATTGCGTTAACAATGAATGATCGTCGGTGACATCTACACATCCAGTATGTGTCAAAATACGCATCATCTTTTTGTTTCCATCAAGTTTGTGGCGAATGATTGTATTCAATGCGGTCCATCCGTGATTTGTCCAAGTTTCTATATGTTTGTGAGATACATCTATGTATTCTTTTTCTTGTTTGCCCGGCTCTATACACGTTTTCCATTGTTCACCACATCCAAGTTGTTCTATTGTTTTTATTTGTATTTCGCTTTGATTTATACGAATGTAAATCGGTGTATAATTCGCAACACTATCTCCATAAATGTACTCCGCATTCGTCATAACCGTCCCGTGTTTCGTATCCACTTTCAGGTTTTGATATACCCCCTCAATCACATCCCGCGCGTAATGAAGAAGTTTTCGCCCCGTCGCCGTCGTAGAAGCCGCGACGTCCATTTCGTAAAAGGTGCTCGTCTTCGCTCCCGTTTGGCCATACAAACTATTGGCCGTGACTTTGATGGACAACTGCCGCTTGTCCAAAATATTCTTCATGAACGGATCGCTTTCTTTTTTCATTTGCTTCTTTGTCGCCGATCGCGCCGCAAGCAATTCCTGTAGAATCGCCGGCATAATCGCCTTTTCGTCATTTGGAAATTGCGCGTAGCGACAAATCTTGTACCCCGTCAGCACCTTTTTTGCCGCCGCACTTTCCGAAGAACGCTTGAACGCAAACGTATCATATTGAATATCCACATACTTGTATCCTGGCAAATTGTCATATTTATACTGATTTGTTTTCGAACCATTAACCCACAACTTTTCCCCCGTTTCATACAACAACTCGTCTTCCAAGTTGTAGGTCTTGGTCCACACTTTGGAGTCGTGGGAAATGTTCTCGGAAATGATGGAAGAGGGGTACAGAGAACTGTAATCCACGCACGCAACCGGATTGTCCAGATACAGATTTGTTTTGGGTTCCAGCACAATCGCTCCCTCGTACATGTCCCATGCACTCCCTTTGCTAATGAGCGGCATCAACGTATCTTTCTCCCGACACTTCTTGGCGATGTAAGACGTAAGCTTGATGCCCTGCCCCCGCATCATCAAGAAGCTAATGGGTACCGAACAAATCTTGCTCATCTCAATATACGTGGTCATAATGTCAATCTTTTGGAAAATCTGATGTACCAAATTACAATCCTGAATACAATATTTTGCAATGATCCCCTTTTCGCGGGGACCTTCGTTGGTCATACGGAAAATATCCTGGGGCGTGACATCATCCTTCGCTAAACCCCATTGAATCGTCTCCTCTTCCAAATCGTGTAGATGTCCTTCGATGACAAATCCATCTTCTTCGATTTCCACGACCTTGAACTTTTGCCCGTCTTTGTATAAATCATTGGAATGATTGATGATTTCAAAATGAACAAAACAGTTCAACGTAATTCCCTTCATATTTTTCGTCACAATTTTACACGTTTCGGCGGTTTCGTCGTCTTCTTCGACATAATTACAATACTCTTTTACTTTATCCGAGATTAAATACGATGAAACATAATCCAGTTTGTAGGATGGCAAGATGAACTCTTTGCGCATATAGGTAAAGACATCTATTTGAAGTCTCCCCTCCATGGGCGGATATTTGAGATCATATGCCCCCGATGCCAGAACGATGCTCGTTTCGTCGAGTTCCTTTTTCTGTTCCCGCTTAGTGCGCGAAAAGTCCATAAACGCATCCACGCAATGATTCTCGTCCGCGCGATCAAACATAAAGGGGTAATCAAAACCAAAGATATTATAACCGATAATAATGTCCGGATCTTCGCGTTGAATCAATTTCGTCCACGCCACAAGCACATCTCTTTCGTTGTCGTAGCACTCAATGACTTGTGTGCGTTTGTCGAGGTTTGACGTGTCGTTCAGGCAGATACAATGATTTAGTTGACTTTCTTCTTCTCCATAGGTGACAAAGGTGGAACCAATGAAGGTGACATAATCTCCTTCCAAACCTGGAAAAACTCTGTTGAGCGCCTCCAACAAATAAGAGGTTTTCACTTTGGCTTCAACTGCTGAATCTGGCAAAAGAGTCATGATCGTGGGTCTTTTTTCTTTTGGTTTTGACTTTGGTTTGGGTTTGGATTTCGATACATCGAGATCGTCTTCCATTTCACCCAACTCCCCCTTTTCATCACGATCCATCGTTTCATCTCGCGAATCATCTACCGCATTGAAATACGTATTCAGCGAGTTCTCCACGGATTGTATCTCATCTTCACTGATTTCAGGTTCATATTGAGTCAATTTATCAAATTGAAGTTCAAACATGGCTTCATCGTAGGTTTTCTCTTTCACAAAACACACGTCAATACCTAAATCATTTGAGAATTGAAAGACACATCGCAATAATTGTTTCAACAAGGGTTCGTATCCATATTCTTCTATATCTTCTTCATGGGTTTCCATATAATCAATGACATCGTACGCTACTTTTTTGTAATCTTTCTTCGCATTTGGAAAATCCCCGTGCGAACTGGACGCCTCAATATCAAAACTACATATTTTATAAGGAACGACGGTTTCCTTGTCTGGAATACTGATGACATTCTTATAAGATACGTTGTATTCAAATGTAGTGGTTGCATTACGAAGTGGACTCGGGATGTCCTGTGCTTCTTCCAATTGTATCCATCCCGACGGAGAAATGTTTTGAATGTGGAAAAACCGCAACATGGGTGGAATCATCGTCTCATACAATTCGGTCTTGGTGTTGTTAAATTGTACACCTCCACGCAGCAGTCGTTGGCGTTCCTTATCGTAGTATAAGCCCTTGATTTTATATAGGAGATTGATGTTATGGCAGGTAATGTAAATGAAGGCGTGTTGTTTATTTCCGTCGAAATTGTAAAGAGTCTTGCGTTTGACAATCGTCATGGTGTCAATATCTTCGCACAGACTTTTGTACAACGCAAAATTGGTGCCTTTGCTGATTTCCTTCAATTCTGCGATAAAGTCCTTCACGGTTTCATCGGTCCAGTTATAACCAACCTTGATGTAGAAGAATGGTTTGAAATCGTCCACATTGACACAGTAGGTATTGCGCTGTTCGTCAATACCATAGATACGAATGGAAAACTCTTGATCTTTGAAGGTGGATACCTGAAAGTCGACACAACGAAACGACATGACAAGAATGTGAATGATACTCTTCTCATGTGTTTAAATGGGAATCAATTTTATTTGGTGCCCTTTTTTCCCTTTCCCTTTCCTTTACCCTTTGCCTTGTCCTTACCTTTACCCTTTCCCTTTCTCTTTCCCTTTTCGGTTGCATTTCTTCGTTTTTGTTGCCTTCTTTTTTTCGCAAGCGTCAACCGCGTTGCATTTAATACATTCTTGCCCTTGGCAACGGTTCTTGCCTTCTTGAGCTTTTTTCCGTTGAGAAAGAAAGATACGTTGCGCTCTTTCAGTTTCTTTGTCGCTCGTTTTTTATCAATATTCAGATCATTGGGTAAGTTTGACAACACAAAGTTAATCATATTTTGGGTGTTTCGTTCCTGTTCAAATGGTTGTAATTTACCGTTGTTGACATTCAGAATCGTCGGAAACCCATCCACGGTTTGTGTCATGGGATGTTGAATATCTTTCATATATTCTCCATTTACCTCGTATATATTACAGTTTTGATGTGGTTTCATTTTATTCTTCATTTCTTCCCATTGCGGTTTGAGAGCAGTGCAATGAGAGCATTGGGGGTGAAAAAAGAGAACGGTTCCATTGTGCTGACCGTTGAGCTGATTCAGAAGACCCGCATTCGTTCCATTAATTTTAAATACTTTCATAATATAATATATCGTTATATAAAAATGAGAACCGAAATAAATAGTATGATTATTCTATGTTTACTTGGCATCATTGTATTATCAGTATATTACGCACAATCCAATTGGTCCATTCCTCGTCCAGTGGAATCATTTGTCTCTGGTCAGTGTCCGACGACTTTAATTAAAAAAGGAGATCAGATTTTATTATACAACCCGGAAATGGCGAAAGTACCGGGAGTCAATCCCATTATATTCAAATGTTTGAAAGACTATGAAAAATATGTGAAGTGGCAACGCGCGAGTGGATTGAATTGCCCTATATTACACTTAGAACAAATGTTTGATACGCAGGGAAACGCAAAGTATGAAATTAAAAACTCGTTTACCCTAAACGCACCCATTGGCCCCCTAAACCACGATTTACCCAATCTACACAAACCCCCTTGTGTACAACGATTGTTAAACGCCAATGCGGAAAATAAACCATACAATCAAAATATGTATCCCGCATTTGATCCATACAATCAACGCGTGGGAAAAGTGACAACATTGGATACAGCCTAATCATTTAATTCAATGACCGAACCCTCTTCTTCCTCTTGATCATCTTGTTCATTTTCATTTTCATCTGCATTATATGCATTCTCTTCTTCCTCCTCACTCAGATGCGCTTCCGAATGACTCAGCGTTGGTTCTTCTATTACAGGTGGTGTATCC